CATACGGGTCTGCACCGAGGTGATGCAGATCCTAAGGCCCTGGCGTATGCTGAAAAGCTCGGGAACTACAAGTCCCTTCATGGCTTTATTACGCATACGATCGCTAGGATGCCCAAGAGACATCCTATGCGGACCAGGTTGACGAGGTTGCGCACCGTAGTGGCCTCTCATCTCTCAACTCCTTCCTTATCCATCTTGAACTGCAGGGCTAAATGCCTTCAGAGACACTGGACAGAGTTTGTAGTCGGATACCAAGCCATGCATGGGACGGTCATCACAGACCATACCATGAGACCATGGCTTTCCTTCTTACAAAACTACCTGAACAGTGGCAAGAGCTTCTTAAAAGAGCACTGCCATCAAGTCCGAAAGACTGTCTGTACCTTTAGAGGCAAAGACATGTCAAACAGACTAGAGACAGTGTTCATTGGGACCACCTTGGCTCGCGCCTTTGATGAATCCCCGCCGTACAAGGACCTAAAACAACACCGCGAGGCTGTTGAAAGAGGTTCTCTTCCGACGAAAGAATATCTTGCTTATCTCAAAAACATTGAGACTGCAGAACAAGCTACCATCGACCGATGGACAACACCAACCTACCGCAGCAACAAAGTAAGGGCAGCACTCATAGTGGAACACACCATGGAGAAACTGTTCCCGAGTTCGTTGTACACCTTGAGTGAGTGTAAGCTAAAAATGCCCACGCTCACAGAGAAATTCTGCATTGAAAACATCTTTACAGGTGATCCCGTTGGCCGCTCTTCAAGAGAACTCCATACTAAAATGAAGGACCTTGACAGAGAGGATATCGCCAAAGCTCGCTATGAGGCGAGCATGGCAATGCAACGGTATCAAACCGAAAGGTTGCAGGCGCAAGCGCCAACGCCACCTAAGGGTCTCCTGAGACGTTTTGCAGACGTTCTCTTAGGCACCAAGGAGTCTGTACCGCAAGCAAGAGTCAATCTCGTCCGCGCATACATGCCCACCTTTAACTCGAAAGAGCCAAAGGACTTCACACCAACATTCCGCATAATCGAGAACTTCGTAAAGCGAGGTAAGACGATGACAGCACCAAGTTGCATCCCAGAAATGGGAGCAAAACTTAGAGTTGCCAGTTGTCATCCTGCTGACGAAACGTTCTCGGCGAGATGGTTGATGGAGTTGTGGCTGCCAATAGTCCGTAGACTAGGCGCCACAAAGGACATAATACGTGGAGAAGAGATAACTCTCTCTCGCAGGTCCAGCATCCAAGGTGCTAAGGTATACAGCGCTGACTTGTCAGCGGCCACCGACTACTTCCCTCATGAGGTCGCACAGAGTATCGCTCGAGTCCTTAATAGAACCCTCTTCAAAGAAGAGGAAGATGTTCTATTTATGGATGCTCTAACAGATAAACTGTTCGGCCCTCACGAGATGGTGGTCAATAGCCAGAAGACAGGCCAGTTCACTCAGAACGGAATCCACATGGGACTAGGTCCAACATGGGTTCTGCTCTGCCTTGTAAACTACGCGGCTGGTATACACGCTAGCAACGAGCAAAGGTCTTTCCGCGTCTGTGGAGATGACTTGATCGGACTATGGACACCCCGAGAGGTCCAAAGGTATGAAGCTTTCCTTGAAGATCTAGGACTTAAGATCAACAAGAAGAAGTCATACTTTGGACAAAACGGAGTGTTCTGCGAAAGGCTAGTCTCACTCCAACCACATGGTTGGGCAATGAGTACTTCGTACCACCGGCTCTCAGAGCTCAGTGGGAGCAAGTTGAAAGCAGGCTTCAGTGATGACAAAGTGGCATTAATGGATCGTATTACTACAATCCGCCAATCTGAAATCAGAGGAGCTCACTTAAACCTTGCTAAAGAGAGGACGCTAAAGCGCTTCTCTTATACGAAGAACCCAGGCCCTATCCGTGCAGGAGGAAATGGGATTCGCCAAATCGCAGACACCGCGCAACTCTTACGAGTTATTGCGCACGGTGCAGTCACTATGACCAAGTCGTCGCCATCAACCGCGATGGAAGCCTGTCGTTCCCTTCTAAACGAACTCGAAATCCTCAAACCGCATCAAGCGATTAAAGGAGAGATCTATGTCCCGCTCTCTCAAGCGGTACAAGGTCTCAACCAGGTCTACTTCAGTGAAGCAGCCCTTGGTTTTAAGAGAAAGAATAGTAAGGGAGTGATGGCCTCCTCGCGGAGCAGCACGTTAAAACCTAAGCAAGTTGCACAGCAGTATAAGACTGATGTCAATCCCGGGCGCAAGGGCCCCGTGAATGCGTCTGGATTAACTGTTCCAGCGGGTATACTAATACACACTATCAACACAGCGAATATGTCTGAGACATTACGCAATTCACTCCTCTACAAAGTAAAGGTGGATCGTTCGAACGATCTATGGTTTATGGAAGGGAAGAAGTTGAGTTGGAAATGTGTAAAACATATTACTCGAGCTTGTCTGGCTCCTCGATCAACCGGTATTATCCGGATGGAGGACTACCAGAAGGTTCTCAAGTCTTACGCTTCACCATTCCCTGGAGTGGTCAGGAAGTTGGAGAACTCCCTAACGCAGGCATGGGCGCCTGCCAGTGGAAAGGTCATTTAGG